CTGGAACTCTTCCTCCTTCAGCAGCCATTCCCATAGCACCACCCATATAAGGCGCCATTAAACTTTGCCAATAAGCTATTTGCTTGCTTCTGTCTTCTTTTTCAGGAGCATAAAGAAGATCCATTGTTTCCCCAGAAGCTCTTACTTTTTCTTTTAGATCGTTAGTTTCTTTTATATTCTCATAAGTGATATCTATGTTATCTCCATCCCCATCCCCAAGATGTTCAGGTTTTTTACCAATTTGTAACTCTACCGACAAGGCAATTTTTTCAGGATGTCCGTCAGGAAGAGATTTATATAAAGCCATTTTTTCTTTTCGTTCTGCATGTTCTTTCTTTAAGTGATCGGTTGTTTTAGCAATAAACTCATCGAAACTATAATTAGTACCAAACCTTTTGTTATATTCTTTTACTCCGTAGTCAAGCTGCTTCTTCATTTTAAATCCTGTTCCAAGAGTTTGAACAACTGCGGGAACTTTAAGTCCTAACAAAGGAGCCAGACCAGTATACCAAGCAATGCCTGTAGCCAATGCTCCTAAAAAACTTTTTTTCTTTGGGGGTGCTTGATTTTTAACAGTATATTTAACATATCTTGCATATTTTGCTTGTTCGTCTGGGCTGCCCATAGGATCGCCATGATCCCCTAAGACTCTTTCAGTTTCAGCTTTCGATTTTTCTGCCATTTCGTCAGACATTGTTGCCCATGTATTTTCATCTGATCCAGATTCCCAATCAGGAAAATTTTGAGCAGGAGGAGTCATATTAAATTGATCGGGATCACCAGCACCATGATCTTCAGATGAAGTATCTTGTGTTTCTGCTTCACTTCCCCAGTCCATATCATAATCTCCATTATACCCAGGTCTTCCTGGTCCAGGCTTGACGAGTTGTCCTCCATCAGCTAGGCCCAAGACGCCATCTTCTTCAGGACGAACATAACCTCCAGAGTTATAATCTCCTGCGTCATATTTAGAACGAAACAAATGAGACACGCCTCCTGTGTTATAACCTTTAGGATATTTTTCCCAACGTTTGGCAATAGCAGGCTCATTGGCCCATAAATATTTTCTTTGTTTTTCAGATTGGAAAGGCATTATCCTCCTTTTAAAGTTCTAACGTCCCTACGTTTCATAGTATCGGATCGCATCTTGGCCCTGTTGGACATCGCTTGTTTTTCCAATGAAGTATCTGCTCTCAAGTGGGCGAGCTCTTCGTCTTGTTCAAGCTTGTCTTCTTGAATATTTTTATTCATCATCGCCTTCATACGGTCAAGCGCGATTCTGTTTTTATCGTCTTCTTCTTTTCTTTGATTGTCTTGAGCTTTAAGATCAAGTTCTCTTGCTCTAAGTTGAGCAATAGGATCGTTATCAAATTGAGAAGTAATTTTCTTTTCTTCTGCTAGGAATTCTTCCATCATCTCTGCAATCAGTTGAGCTTTTCTCGCTTCAATCTTTAACTGCAGGTTTTGAACTTCCTGCTGGATTCTAGGATCTGGTTGCTGTTGAGGATTTTGAGACATCATTTGCTGGACCTGTTGAACTTTAGCAATGTCATCTTTAAATTCCATATCCACTTGTTCCTGAGCCATCATAGAAATATGTTCAAATATATTTTTTTCTAAGGCTCCAATAACCATTGGATTGTTTCTAGCCATGTTCGTTGCCATAAAGGCAATATGTGCGGTTACATGGGCTCTATGGTCCTGGCCTGTAAACGCTTGGAAAGGCTTTTGTCCTAATGCATCAATGTGTTCGATCGCCGGATTCTTTGGAGCTGGCGGCGGAGGAGGTGGTAATATCTGATCGATATTCTTAACTCCTATCGCTGTATACATATCTCTGTAAGCTTCATATAAATTATGAATCTGTGGATTGGATGATGCTAGTTGTAATTCTGTTTGTGCTGTTGCAATCCGTTGTGTCTGTGAAAAAATATTAGGATCCGCAACCGGTAAAATATCGATTCGCTCGTCAAAGTCAGCTTGCTTAATTTCTTTTTGATCTCCAATTACATCGTACGGATACACCGGAGGTAAATAGGTAGAAAGAACTTTGGAAAGCAAAGAAAATTCTTCCTTAAGAGATGCATATAGTCTTTTATGGATCGCTGACATGACCCTGGAGCCACGCTCTAAAAGGGCCACAGTCGTCCCCACAGCAGCCTGTTGGTTCGCATCACCGACCTGCATGTCAGCGATCGACGCGAATCTCTGTCCCGCCTGTACAACCATACTCATTAATTGCAGTAATGTTTGGGATGGTTCTTTATACGGTAAATTGAAAAAAGCATCTTTGAGGTTACCGCCTGGAGCATCGACATCTCGAAACTCTCCAGGCTGTAAAGATACGGCATCGTTTTGTACACGAATTCCTCGCATCTTGAATCCTGCTGGTAAATTGGAGAGGGTACCAGCATCGATGAGTTGACGCAATGCAGCCGTAGCTGTTCTTGATAATCCGCCAATCATGTGAATTAATCCAAAACCATAAAATCCTAATCCAGGTAAAAATCTAAAATGAACAAAATATTCAATTTTCTTTTTTAACTGATCGTCAAGGGCATAGTTTCGTTTAATCGATAAAACGTTTCTCGTGCTATCTTCAATGGTGACTATATACGGGACTTTGATTCCTGTGGGTTCGCCATTTTGGCCACGGTCTTCAAATCCTTCCAGATCCAAATTGACGTGGCATTCTATAAGTGTAAAAATTTTTTCGTTCTGTCCTTTACGGGTTCCTTCCAGTTCCCTTTCTTTCTTTTTGACCTCGGTCTCTACATTATAAGGAACGGTCAGATCAATATCTCGATAGAATCCTCCAACCTGTTGTTTCCTTAAATCATTTTCCGACATCTTAAGCACATGACAAATGGCATCCGCATCTTCCAATGAGGTGGCAGAATACGGAACCACTAAGTCATCTGCTGGAACGAACTTCGATACTGCCCGTCCCAGTAAATCGTCATAATAAACTTTCTTGAAAGTCGAACCTGCAAGCGGCAGGTAGAACAGCATCTGGTCAAACTCGGAGTCGTACTCTTTCATGACATTCGTAATCTGGTAGTTCATGAAATCCTTGACGCGAGTCGCCTGATCCTGTTTCTCTCTTGTTATCTTTCCTAAAATCTGTGTTCGAACAGGTCCACCTGCAGGAAGGAGTTCTTTGTATGCTCCCGCCTGAAACTGTGTAACCGCTTCAGCTAGAACAGGATGCGTTGCACCCGATGCCCCCTGAAAAGGTTCTGTCCGGCTTTTGTATTGGAATCCCAAAAGATCAAGCCCTTTGGTGTAGGTATCTTCCCACTGTCTTCTTGACTGGCGGTAGTCATCGTAGTTGGACCACATTTCCGATCCGAGCGAAGACAAAACGGCATCCGGAAGAATATCCGCTAGATTCGCATAATGATCCTGCCCTCCAGGCTGGTTGACTGCACCGGGTTCAAAAGTGATCTCAGCGCCGCCGTCCTCCATTTGATTGACTTCAACGTCTCCTGGTTTAGGAATCGATTCCTGCGCCTGGGTTTCCGTCTCCATCTGTTCCTGTTGAGAAGGTAATCTTATTGTTTGCTTTACATTCGGTAAAGCCTTATCGACTGTTGCCATGTATTTTCTCCAATTTAAATGGTTTACTCTGTTTTGAAGCTTTAATCAAGCGTCTAGGATCAAGGCATTTGACAGGTGGAATCTGGCTCCATTTTACATTTTTCATGTTTTGAGTAAGGGTGGGGTTTTTCATTTAATTAATTGCATATAACGATTAACACCAATAGGTTGATTTTCTGCTTGTAGGTTTTCTTCAATTCCATAATCCGATCTCTTAGGCATGTCGGGGAGTTCTATTTTTTTAGTAACTTCTTCAGTAACTTCTTTTTTAACAGGTTCTTTATCAACAGGATCGTCTTCATGTTCTTTGAGAAACTCATAAATCTTTTTTCCCTCCGCTTGAAACTCTTCACTATTGCTTGCTTGCAACATTAGCTTTGGTCCCATAGTTCCGAACCCTAGCATTTTAAACAGAGAAGCTCTGTTCCAACGCCACTTTGCAGCAGAGCCACTAAACAAATAAGCCATTTTAGCTTTTTCATAAGGTATATTATTTTCTTTCGCATATTTTTTGACTAAGTCTAGTTCACGTTGAAATCCTTTATACCCTTGATAAAGTTCTGCAGGTGCAACGGCACGTTTTGCCACCCAATTCATTTTTTCCAAAATTTTATTGGAGCCTCCTCTCAATATAAGCTTTCCAACAATATCTGCTCTCTTTACCCAACTAGCATTCTTAAGTTGGCTTAAGGTGGCTTTGTCTAAGCCCCATCGTTTCACAGCATCAGAAGCCAGTATTATATCCCACCACATTTCTGGACTAGTTGGATCTTTAAAATGCTCCGCACGGCCCAGCCCTATTTGAACTGCAGGAAGAAACATAGGTGAAACTGCTCCCCAAAGTTTATCAAGACCTTTACTTGCAATATTAGCAGTCGCTCTAAAAAATCCCTTTGGATTCTTTTCCCATTTAGCATCAATACATGCTAACACTCCAGAACCAGCAGCAAAACCAATTCGACCGCCTTCGGCTTTTCTACCACGAGGTTTACATCCAACTGCTATACTTATTCGATCTCTCTCATTAGCTGGTAATTTTTTTAGATCTTCCATTATGCTGTAAATTTTCTGAGACTGTTCAAAAACAGGTTTAGTAATATGTTTTCCTGTTTTTAATTTACTTATTCTAGCTTCTAATTTCTCGGACAAAACAGGGTCGTCTATAATTCCCATAAGCTCTGATGCAATTTTTTTAGGTGTCATAGCTCGAGCTTCTTTAATAACTGTAGGAAGAATTTTATCCTTTAAATAAATTTTTTCAGCTTCGGTCATCTCCTTAATGGGTTTATTAAATAGACCTGCATCTACTCCCATAATATTACTTGGTTGTAATTTTACTGGAGCTAAAGTTTCAGTATCAATAATAATACCTGTTAAACGACCTTTTGTAATTTCAGATATTTGTTTAATTCTATGATTATTTTCCGCAATGAAACTTAAATTTTTTTGTATATTTTTTCCTTTTTTAACTTCTTCTATTAATGCATAATTCTTCTTATGAAGCTTGTTCCGTTCAATCTCAGCATCTTTAATTAATACTCTATTAATTTCAGGTCTTTCAATACCAAGTTCAGATATATTTTGATCAATAATTAAATCCTGTCTATGAGCCAAATCCAGTTGATTCAAATAATCTGTTCTTCCAACTCTTTTTGCCCTTCTAATTAAATTTTCTATGTCTAATTTACTAAACTCTCTTACTT